TCTTCTAATTGAACTGTCGGCAATGCATACTTTCCTGCAAGAGCAGGATCAGTAGTACCTGATACATCAGGGTCTTGTGCAAGATCACTTGCACTAAATGACCATTTAGCTCTTACCAATGTACCGTCAGCCGGACTTTCTGCATCTGCTTGCGTACCTGGCGAATTATCTGAACTATAAATTAAAGTTCTATTCATAATCCTCATTACACGCCGAAGAGCTCCACCGTGTAATTTGCAATTCATAATCATTTCACCTTCATTTAAAGCATTAGGTGCGTCTGTATTAAGAGCGTTATTTGCTTCTTTTTTATTAACTAATGTGCAAACACCTTGTGTATTAATATCAGAATCTAATGCTACAATAAAACTTTTTGCAGTTTTTTGTCTAACTATTACACATTCTGCCGCCGATTGTCCTGGAATTCTCGCCAATACTAAAAATTGACTATCGGAATCATCTGCTCCCATCCATTTACTATTAACTGGTCTTCCCATTATCTTTCTCCTTAAAGAAGTCCTATGCGGGTTCTATCCGCTACGGGTTGGGTCCCATAAACCCTGTTAGGGTAATAATATTTATGATAAAAAAAGGGCATATCCGAAGATATGCCCTTTAAACTATGTAATAGTTAACTATTACTGGAATTTGACTTTAGAGTCAGTGATTGCGATACCGCTAAGATAATCGCCTGCGTTACCCAAGGACGATGCCTGATTGATAAGCTCAACATAACCATATCGTGTCATAAAAGAAACGACTGGTTCGAATGTGCTAGGATCAAGGACTACGCCTGAACTCATCAACGGAATGTATGGGCAATAAAAAGCTGCGGCATCCATTTCGCCTGAGCCTTTGTAACCAACCAATGCTGAAGTGCTATCACTTGCATAGTTGTCTACATAAACACGAACCGAACTGTTCAATGTACCAACAAATTTTGTATTTGTAGGTGCTTCAAAAGTACCTTCTGTGCTTCTTGCGAATGCAGAAGTTGTTGCACTTTGAAGAACAGTTAACATCATTGGGCTAACTACAACCCAGTTACCTGCGCCACGTCGTGTACGTGCTGCAATGATGTTTGCGGCTCTATTAACAAGAACTGCAAATGCGGCATGCTCGTCACCAACGAAAGTTGCTGTACCGGAAACTGCTGATTGATCATATGTAAGTGAAGTTCCAGCTAATGTCCTTAAAGAACTAAGAATTTCTTGATCAATTTCAGTTGTAATTTCTTGTGCTAAAGCAGCCATTACTTCTGCTTCAACATCCAAACCATGCTGGCTTTGTGCATCTTGTGATGCTTCAAAAGTCCAACGTGCAGACAGTCTGCGTGTCTTTGCTTCGACTGTTTGCTTCAAGATTTGAATGCTCATTTTTCTTCCTGCGGTACCTTCAGAAGCTGCTGTAGCATCTGGGTCGCCGGAATACTTGCGAGCAATCTTAAACGGGCTGAGTGCTTCCTCACCGGCTACTACTGCTGGATCTGGAGATGAAGCTGCTTTTGCTTCTGCATACCTAACCCTAAGTGTGTGAATTTGTCCTACCGGACCTGTCATAGGTTGAACACCGATAATCTCGTTAGCGATAACAGTAGGCATAACCCTTCTAATTACAGGAAGGATAACTTTATTCAAAGTTGCAACATTACCTGCATTAGTGGCTCCAGTGGAAGCTGCTTCCATCAAACTTTGACGTGAATTTTCTAATACAGTTTCCATTACTGCTTTTTTATTGCCTTCTAGTCCTTCGCACAGAGCGTCCTTAGTTGGTTGCCAGTTGGACTCAAAAAGTGCGTCTGCCATAATTAATTCTCCTTAAATTATATTCCTGCTAGTTTTTTAAGGTTAATAATTTCAGCTCCAGGATCCGATGTTTCAGGACCAATGTGGACTGCTTTATTACCTGTTACCACAGTTTTCTGTGTTCTAGCTTTTGGCTCTACGTTCTCTTTTAATGTTTCTTTGGATTCTTTTTTAGATTCCTTTTTAACATTTTCATTAAGAACAGTTGGTAAATATTTCTCATATTGCTTTTTAAGATTGTCAGTTTGAACAGATTCTAACAAATCTTGCATAATTTCTTTCTTATCCTTAGAAAGAGGTTCAAGCAATTCTGATAAAACTTTATCTCGCTTTGCAGTACCTTCTGCTATGCGAGCTTTCTTTTCTGCTTCAGAAATAGCAACTTGCTTTTCGGTAATTTGTTTATTAGCGTCTTCAAGTTGTGTTTCCATTTCTTTAATTTTACCGGACAGTTTTTTAACTTCTGTCCCTTCAGCTAAATGACTTGTCATAAACTCTGCTGCAAATGCTTCAAACATCTTCCTACCAAAAGCATTTTCTCGTGCTGACTTGATATCCTCTTTCAAGGAACCAATTTCTCCTCTAAGTGTATTTTCTACAATGCTTTCTACTTTTTCTGCAGCCTTTCTAACAAAATTAGCTTTTGTACTACGTAAGAGTTCTTTTCCTTCCTTAACAAGTTTTACCTTTTGTTCAACAACGGCTTGCTTGTCACTATGGAATTCATTGAGCTCTTTTGTTAACTGTTTCAGAACAAATCCCTCTAATTTCTTAAAGTTTTCGCCCTGGGCGTTTCTGTCTTCTCGAAGTTCTGTTATTTCCTTCTTAAGAGCATTCATTAAGAACTGATCCAATACATCTGCGTGTTCACGCATCTTTTGTTTGTACTGAACTCGTGCCTCAACTAATGCACTCTTATCATGAGCAAATTCTTCAACTTCTTGCTTAATAGCATCCGTTAACATGTTATCCATTGCTTCTACAATTTGCGTCTTATCGTTATTATAACGCTCTGCAAATTCTTCGCGGATTTCATTTGTAATCTGCTCTCGAGCCTCGGTCATTTTTGCTTCCCAAGCCTCTGTTAAAGAAGTTTTAACATCTTCCGACAGGACGTCTCCACCTAATAGTTCTTCAAAAGCGTCTGCCATATTAAATTCTCCTAAATTTTGAGAGTGTCAATAAAACTGACAATCCCTTTAGTAAGGTGTTTTTGCGCCTTTTTATCGTGCCTTACTGCTTCTGCTAATTCCATTAACGATCCACCTTTTTTATAATGCTGAAGCTTCTCGTAAATGGGGTCTGGGTATGCATCTGGGGCACTTGGCTGTGCAACAATATCAACTGTCACAATCTCAAAATCGGAGACCTTTCCACCCTCACTTACGTTTCCGGATCCCCGTGAACTAACACCTAGTTTAACACCACTCTCTAATAGAGTCTTAACTAGGTTACCCATAGGTGTCGGCAAAATTTTAAGTTTTCCGATTCCATCCGAACCATGCATATCCATTTCTGTAATAACATGAGATACACGATCTAAATTAACAGTTAGATCTTCTGGATGGTCGGCTTCTCCTAGTACCGAGAACCCTGAGTTAATTTTCTCTTTAAGCGATTTAACCGCTTTATTGATTTCATTAATTGGGTAAACCCGCTGATTCTGGTTCTTAACATCACCTTGGATAAAAACACCTCGCATAAAGAGATTTTTTTGTCCTCCATCTTCAACGGATTCTACTTGTATATTAGCTTGATCGAAACTTAATTTTTCTACTAATGCTACGCCCATTTATTTTTCCTTATGAACCACTAATTGGTGAATCAGATTTTTCAGATGAATTGCTAGGTGCCGAAACACTTGATCCTTTACCTGCTTTTCCAGGTAATGTGTTAACATTTCCTGCATCTTCCATCTTTGGTGATTCTACTCCACTATCTCCTGCTGAACCGTCATTAGTAATATTAACAGCAGTTCCGCCCATATCATTTTTACTTGCTACTGGAGATTTTTTGTTATCAGCAGTATCTGCATTAGCCGGATCCGAAACTGCTTTCGGGCTTGCACCCTCGCCAATTTCTTCGTAGTCGAGTTCTTCTTCTACAGGTTCACGATCATCGCCACCCATCATCAAAGGATCTTCCTCTTCTGCGTCTACCATATCAGACATATCATCTGCTGGCATTTCGTCATCCATAGGCTCTTCGTCGCCCATTAACTTTGCAAATTCTGCTTTAAGCTCGTCTAAAGCATCTTCAACATTC